ATGACCCCCGCAGATGTCGATGCTTCGATCCGCGCTCTGGTAGAACCCTTCAACAAGAAGGGCATCGCCATCGAAGACGCGACCACCTTTGCCGGTGACTTCGAATTCGACAGTCTGACGGTGATGGATTTCGTCGCCGCGATCGAGGATGAATTCGATATCATCATCTCGATGAACCAGCAGGCCGAGATCGAAAACTGGGGCCAGCTTGTCGCGGCAGTCCACAAGTTGCAGGATAGCTGATAATGGCAACCGCTATGACCGAAACCCTCACCGCTGCCGAACCTGTCGACCTGCTGTCGAAGTTCGATCCCATTATCCAGACTCGCGAAACGCTGCTCGCTGCCGGAGTGGAAGATCCATTCAATCTGGTGATGGAGCAGGTGCTCTCGCCCACCCGCGCGATCTGCAACGGGCGCGATACGATTTTGCTCGGCACTTACAACTACATGGGCATGACCTTTGATCCTGACGTGATTGCGGCAGGGCAGGCGGCGATGCAGGATTTCGGCGCGGGCACCACTGGCAGCCGCGTGCTGAACGGCACCTTCCGCGATCACCGCGATGTCGAAACCGCCCTGCGCGAATTCTACGACATGGACCACGCGATGGTCTTTTCGACCGGCTATCAGGCGAACCTCGGGATCATCTCGACGCTGGCGGGCAAGGGTGATTACATCATCCTCGATATCGACAGCCACGCATCGATCTACGATGGCTGCGCGATGGGCAAGGCCGAGGTCGTGCCGTTCAAGCACAATGACGTGGAAGCCCTGGAAAAGCGCCTGAAGCGCATTCCCGAAGGCGCAGGCAAGCTGGTGGTGCTGGAAGGCGTCTATTCGATGATGGGCGACGTCGCCCCACTGAAGGAAATGGTGCGCGTTTCCAAGGAAAATGGCGCGATGGTGCTGGTGGATGAAGCGCATTCAATGGGCTTCATCGGCGAAAATGGCCGCGGCGTTGCCGAGGAACAGGGCGTGCTGGATCAGGTCGATTTCATCATCGGCACCTTCTCGAAAAGCGTCGGCACGGTCGGCGGGTTCTGCGTGTCGAACCACCCGAAGTTTGAAGTGCTGCGGCTGGTGTGCCGCCCCTATGTCTTCACCGCCGCCCTGCCGCCTGCGGTGATGGCGAGCAGCGCCACCTCGATCCGGAAGCTGATGCATGGCGGGAACAAGCGCGCGCATCTGTGGGAGAACAGCCGGACACTGCATGGCGGGCTGAAGGCGCTGGGCTTCCAGCTCGGCACCGAGACCCCGCAAAGCGCGATCATCGCGGTGATCATGCCCGATCTGGAACGCGGCGCGATGATGTGGGAGGCGCTTTTGAAAGAGGGCCTTTACGTCAACCTCGCCCGCCCGCCGGCAACGCCCGCCGGCATGACCCTGCTGCGGTGTTCGTTGTGCGCGGAACACACCGCCGAGCAAGTGCAGACCATCCTCGGCATGTTCGAGCGTGCGGGCAAGGCGATCGGGATTATTTAACCAGATCGGTTATTTTTCTTGACATCGTGACGCTCTCTGGTTAACAGAGGGCATCATCGAAAAATAGCGATTCGCCAGCAGGTGGCCTCCGGAGCGGAGTGCCGCCTGTTTGCGTTCGGTTGTGGAGTGGTGCCGATGGCCGAAGCAGTGCCTGCCCGATTACGCCGAGATGCTGGCACCCCCGGACGGCACTGGCGCAAACGGTTTCTCGAAACACTCGCCGCAACCTCCAATCTCGAACGTGCTGCAACAGCCGGCAAGGTGACACTGGCCCGGGCGTATGAAACCCGCCGCGCAGAACCGGATTTCGCCCGCGCATGGCAGGCCGCGATTGCCGACGGCTATCTTAATCTGGAGATGGAAGTGATCCGCCGCCTGCGCGAAGGCGATCTGATGACGGCCAATGGCGACAAATTCGACTTCGCCAACGCCATCCGCCTGCTGGGCGCGCACCGCGACAGCGCAGGCCGCAGCCAAAGCCAGGTGCGCGATGTCAGCGCCGCCGAAGTGCGCGCCTCGATCGACCGAAAGATTGAGGACATCCGGCGGCGGATGTCACGGCAGAATGCAAACGAGGAGGACGCCGGATGAGCGAGCCTTTTCGATGGATGATGCAGCTGAAAGCCCCCAAACGCGCCGAGGTTCGTCGCAGGCTGTCGATCAGGATGGATCAGGGCGAGAAGAACGATTTCAATTACCTGTGGGAATACCGCGCACGCGACGAACAGCTGCCTCCGCCAGGTGACTGGCGGGTGTGGATGATCATGGCCGGACGCGGTTTCGGCAAAACCCGTTCGGGCGCCGAATGGGTGCGGATGATCGCCGAAACCCATCCCGACGCCCGCATCGCACTGGTATCTTCTTCGCTGGCCGAGGCGCGCGCGGTGATGGTTGAGGGCGAAAGCGGGTTGATGGCGATCTGCCGCCCGGATCACCGTCCGACTTACGAACCCTCGCTGCACCGCATCCGCTTCCGTAGCGGCGCACAGGCACAGCTGTTCTCCGCTGCCGAACCTGAAAGCCTGCGCGGCCCCCAGCACAGCCACGCCTGGTGCGATGAGATCGGCAAGTGGCCGCTTTCGCACGAACGGGCGACGCGCTGCTGGGAGAATTTGCAGCTCGGCCTCAGGCTGGGTCAGGATCCACGCATCGCGGTCACGACGACGCCGCGTGCGGTCCCACTGGTCCAGCGGCTGGTGAAGCAGGCCCAAACCGCCGAAGTGGTGATGACCCATGGGCGAACCGGCGACAATATCGCCAATCTGCCAGATCGCTTCATCGAAGCGATCGCCAGCGAGTTCGGCGGAACGCAACTGGCGCGGCAGGAAATCGATGGCGAGCTGCTTGAGGATGTCGAAGGCGCTCTGTGGACCCGCTCGCTGCTGGAACAGGCCCGCGAGCATGGCCCTGTCCCGCCAGCGGTGCGGGTGGTGATTGCGGTTGATCCGCCTGCCAGCGCCGATGGCGACGAGTGCGGGATCGTGGTTGCTGCGCTGGGCGAAGACGGGATCGGCCGGGTGCTGGCGGATTGCTCTATCGGCAAGGCGGCACCCTCCGAATGGGCCCGGCGGGTCACCGATGCGGCGCGTCAGTGGGAAGCCGACCGGGTGGTGGCCGAGGCCAACCAGGGCGGTGCAATGGTCGAAAGCGTGCTGCGCGCAGCTGACGAAGCGGTGCCGGTCAAACTGGTGCACGCATCACGCGGCAAGGTTGCCCGCGCTGAGCCTGTTGCCGCGCTCTATGCCGCAGGGCGGGTCCGCCATGTCGGGGTGTTTGCGCTGCTGGAGGATCAGCTGTGCGGGCTGCTGACCGGCGGCGGCTATGCCGGCCCGGGCAAAAGTCCCGACCGTGCTGACGCTGCGGTGTGGGCGCTTACCGAACTGCTGCTTGGCCGCAAATCCCGGCCCAGCGTGCGGCAGATCTGACTGATTTCGCCCCAGACAAAGGACATCCGATGGCATTCCTCGAAAATTTCCTCTCCGCCTTCAAAGGCGGGGAGCGGTCCCGCGTGCCGCTTGCGGTGGGTGCCATGCAGGGCTGGCTGCCCGCCTTTGAAGGCAGCCCGGCGGCACGCGGCTATGATTACAGCCGCGCCATCCGCGAAGGCTTTCTCGCCAACCCCATTGCCCAGCGTTCGGTTCGGCTGCTGTCTGAAGGGGTCGGCCAGGCCCCGCTGCATTGCTCCGACCCGCGCCTTGCCGCGCTGGTAACGGCGACCAGCGCAGGCCAGTCGCTGATCGAGACGCTGGCAGCAAACCTGCTGCTGCACGGCAATGGCTACGTCCAGATCCTCAAGGATGCGAGCGGTGCGCCGGCCGAACTGTTCGCACTGCGCCCTGACCGGGTGAAGGTGATGCTTGACGAAAATGGCTGGCCGACCGGCTACAGCTACACCGTCGGCACCCACACCGGCACAATCGCGCTGGAGGATGACGACGGCTGGCCCGGCATCATCGCGATCCGCACCATGCATCCGCTCGACGACCATCGCGGCGCAGGCGCGCTTGAGGCCGCCTGGCAGGCGGTGTTGATCCATAACACGGCGACAGCCTGGAACCGCGCTCTGCTGGAGAATGCGGCACGGCCTTCGGGCGCGCTGGTTTATGATGCCGGGGACGGCGCATCGCTGACCCTAGAACAGTTCGACCGCCTGCGACGCGAGCTTGATATGGCGTTCTCTGGCGCCATCAACGCGGGCCGGCCGATGCTGCTGGATGGCGGGCTGAAGTGGCAGAGCATGGCGCTGACGCCAGCCGATATGGACTTTGCGACGCTGAAAAGCGCGGCGGCGCGGGACATCGCGCTGGCGTTTGGCGTCCCGCCGATGCTGCTCGGCCTGCCGGGCGACAACACTTACGCCAATTACCGCGAAGCCAGCCGTGCACTGTGGCGGCTGACCCTGTTGCCGCTGGCAGAAAAGCTGTTCGCCGCTCTGCGCGAAGGCCTGGCCCCCTGGTTTCCGGATGCCGAGCTGGGAATTGATCTCGATCTGGTGCCGGCCCTTTCGGAAGACCGGGAGCGGCTGTGGTCACAGGTGTCCGACGCCGATTTCCTGAGCCGCGCGGAAAAGCGCCAGATGCTGGGCTTCCCGCCCGAGGAGACTGCCGAATGAGCAACGAAGACATCCTTGCCAGCCTGATGGCGCAGGCCCGCGAAGAAGGTGCCGGACTGGTCACTTTGCGGGCCATAATCGAGGAAACAAGCGTGCTGGCCACCGACAGGGCGCTCGAACGGTTAGGGCTGGGAGATGCCGGCGCCGAAGGCGACCTGATTGAACTGCGCGAACTGCTGGGGGCCTGGCGCGATGCCAAGACCAGCGCGTGGAAGGCGCTGATTGACTGGGTCGTGCGCGGGATGCTGGCGCTGCTCCTGATCGGGATCGTCGTCCGGCTTGGCGCGTGGGACCGGCTGTGAGCGGCGCTGCCATCCGGTTTGCCGGATACGCCGCGCTGTTCGACATCGCCGATGCCGGGCGGGACACGATCCGCCGCGGTGCCTTTGCCCGGACACTGGCCGCCCGCACTGCGCCCTTGCCGCTTTACTGGCAGCACCGGCCCGACCAGCCGATTGGCGTGATCGAACAGGTATCGGAGGATACCCGCGGCCTGCGTGTCATCGCCCGGATCGACCGGCCCGATAGCCGCGCCGCACATTTGCTGGCGGCTGGCCAGGTCAACGGCCTCAGCTTCGGGTTTCGTACCCGCGCTGCGCGGCAATCGGCAGCCGGGCGCGAACTGCTTGAGGTGGATCTGTTCGAGGTCAGCCTTGTCACGCAGCCCCTTCATCACCTGGCGCGGGTCCATCTGGTTGCCTGACCACCCGCGCCGCAACACGCTTTCCACCGGCCGCCATTGGGGCGGCCTTTTTTCTGCCCAAACGAAAGGCCACTGCCCCATGGACAATACCCCCAACCTGACCTCTGCTGCCGACCCGCTGGATGCGAGCTTCGATCTGGTCGCCCGTCAGGACCGCGCCGAAGCCGACATCACCGCCCTGCGCAGCGATGTCGACGAGGTCAAATCGCGGCTCGACAAAGTTGCCCGTGCTGCCACCCGTCCGGCGATGGGCGGCGCGGACCCGGCAAGCGATGCAGCCGAGGTGAAGAGCTTCGTCGATGGCTATCTGCGCCGCGGCCGCGAAACCGAACTGAAGTCGATCAACGGGGGAGCACCGGCTGACGGCGGCTTTGCCGTGCCGCGCCAGATCGACGCGGTGATCGCTGCCGAACTGGTCAACATCAGCCCGATCCGCGCCATTGCGCAGGTCGTGCAAACCGGCAGCTCGGGTTACCGCAAGCTGGTATCGACCAGCGGTATCGCTTCGGGATGGGTCAGCGAAGTCGCCGGACGACCCGAAACCGGCGCGCCGAAATTCGCCGAGATCGCCCCGCCATCCGGTGATCTGTACGCCAACCCGGCGGCGAGCCAATCGATGATCGATGATGCGGCTTTCGACCTCGAAGCCTGGCTGGCGAGCGAGATCGCGGTTGAATTCGGCCGTGCTGAAGGCGCCGCCTTTGTGCGTGGCACGGGGATCGGCCAGCCTGAAGGCTTTTTGACCGCCGCCAAGGCCACCGCCGAAGACGGCGTGCGCGCCTTCGGCACGATGCAGTACATTGGCACCGGCAGCGCAACGGGCCTCGGTTCGGGCCTCGACGGCAAGCTGATCGACCTGATCCATGCGCTCAAGACGGGGCATCGCCAGGGCGCCATGTTCGTGATGAATTCGGCGACGCTGGCAAGCGTGCGCAAGCTGAAGACCGCTGACGGCGCGTTCCTGTGGCAGCCGGGCATGGTCGAAGGTCAGCCCGACCGCCTGCTCGGCTATCCCGTGATCGAGGCCGAGGACATGCCTGATGTCGCGGGCGGCGCTTTCCCGATCGCCTTTGGCAATTTCCGCCACGGATATCTGATCGCCGAACACAGCGCCACGCGGGTGCTGCGCGATCCGTTCACCAACAAGCCGTTTGTCCACTTCTACGCGACCAAGCGGATTGGCGGCAAGGTGCTGGATTCCAACGCGATCAAACTGCTCAAGATCGAGGCCTGACGCCAGATCCCACCCCTACCCCGGCGGGGCTGCGTGCCCCCTTCGCCCCCGCCGGGTTCTCGCGCCCGCATCGCCTCAGGCCGATCCTCCCGCCTGACCACGCGCGATGCGGGCGCACTTCTTGTTGATGATAATCTGGGAGTAACCGCCATGCAGCGGACTATCGTGCAGCCCCCGATGCCTGGCGAAGCTGCGCTGGCAGAGCTCAAGCACTGGCTCGGGATCAGCCGCCCCAATGATGACGACACGCTGAGCCAGTTGCTTGATGCCAGCCTGACCATCTGCGAGGCCTTCACCGGCAAGGCGCCGCTCAGGCAAACGGTCGAGGAGATTATCCCTCTGGCGGGCAGCTGGCAGGAACTTGTTTCCCGCCCGGTGCGCGAACTGACCGGCGCGGCGCTTGTCGCTGCGGACGGCTCACGAGAAGCCTTCGCTGCGCCGTCCGACGCGCTCGTATGGCAGATTGGCCCAAGCGCCTGCGTCCGGCAGCTCCGCCCGCTGGAAGGCGAGGCGCTGGCTTTGCAACTGGTGGTCGGGATTGGCGCTGACTGGAACAGTCTGCCTGCCCCGCTGCGCCAGGGCATCATCCGTCTTGCCGCACACCACTATCGTGACCGTGAAAGCAAGTCCGGCGCTGTCCCGCCCGCCAGCGTCACGGCGTTGTGGCGTCCTTGGCGCGAGGTGCGGCTCGTATGATCCGCGTTGCTGCGCGCGCAGGCCAGCTGGCAGCGCGCCTTACTGCCCACGCCAAAAGGATCGCAGCGCAGCGCGTCGTCTCGCGAAGCCGAGCGCAGCGGACCGACTGGTATTCGGCCACCGCGCTGTGGCCCGATATGTTTGGAGACCCCAGCGATGGAAAATGACCTGCGCGCCGTGCTGATCGCCTGGCTGGCCGCCGATCCGGCGTTGGCCGGGATCAACGCCATCGAGGAAGAGTCCCCCCTTTCCGTCACCCCGCCGTGGCTGGGCATTGCCGCCAGCGCATCTGTGGATTGGGGCACCAAGGATCGCCCCGGCCGCGAGATCCGGATCGCACTGGAGCTCGAAACGCGCACCGATCTGACCGGCGGCGACGCCATGCTGCTGGGCGCAATCGAGCGGCGCATGTTGGAACTGCCGCCGTTTCATGCGGGCTTCGAACTCGCCTCGATCCGTTTCCTGCGGTCGCGCAGCGAAGCTCGCGCCGACAACCTTCGGGCAGCCCTGCTCGAATACCGCTTCCGCCTTTTT